ATAGATCTATAGTACTTATGAGGTATTACCCCCACTGCAAATGCAGAACAGAATATCACTATTCTTCTATCCGCAATGAATAATTGCAACTTTCAAGAAGCCCAGGTAAAAAGCTTTTGCTTCAGACCCTCGGTATTTCTACTTCTCCTTACTCTCTCCCTTGCCCCGCTTATTTATTGATTATTTCAGCTTCGGTCTTTCGACTTCAAGTTTGAGGAATTAATTATCCACCATATTGTTTAGTTCATCCTTTACGACCTTTCAATAAAATTTGAAGAGGTTTTAAAGGACTATCTAATTTAATATTTGCTGCAGTTTGTCCATCAAATTTAGCTTTCGCTCTTTTTGACAATCCTTCTAGAGTTCTTAATGTATCCATGTCTTCTAATCTTTTCATTCAATATGAATCGAGAGGTTGACCGAATGTATCAAGAGCACCTAAAGATTCCAACCTTTGGACTTCAGCTTCTTCTAATATACCCATGAAATACATAGGTATTCCATTAGTATAATAGGTAGATGCATAAAGATCCAAAGTTGGCTTCTTACCACTTTCTATTAGTAAACATAGAAAGCAGTCAAGGAGTTTATCTAATACTTTTTCCGAACCATCACGTTTCGGTAAAGCATCAGATAAGACAAACTGAAAGGCTTCTTTCGCTGTCTGAGTAACCATCTTATGGAGATCAAATTTGAGTCTGAATTGTTCTATTCTTGAATGAATATCACCCTTCATACTCATCTCATCTCTATATCAAAAACGATCCCCTTTCGGAAAATCCGGAAGAGGTAGTTTTCGACCTAAGCGCACCAACAAATCTTCTAATCTTCTCAGAGGAGCTCCTATAAGAGAATTCTTATAGGCTTGTCTTCGAGGATTAAGAACATCTGTTAATGCCTTAGATAAGATAGGTATCGGTAATTTCGCGGAATTCATATACATTGATAAGACAGCCAATAGGGAGTAAGAATACCCCATACTTTTTGCCTTACCAACTTTAGTAATGTTCACAAATCAAGAAATTATATTGGTAGGAGCTATATCTTTATTTAACAATGAATAAATGATATTCGCTCTTCCCATTAATGATTTTTGACTCATGAACATTTTCCATGAAATCGCCGACACATTATGTCCATTATGCCCTGTGACCTTAGCAAACTCTATTGTTTCATTTGATGCAACAACAGATTTACTAAGAGTAATGCCAACACCTAAACCTGCCATAACAGCAAGATAGGCATCAGCAACTACTTTGTCAAAAAGTATAATATCATCCCCTAACAATTCGTAGTTATCATACCAAACACCAGGACGTGAAAGTCCGGATGATTTGGCACAATACTGAACTATTAAGTGATGAGTAACCGCTAACATGGCTCAGCTTGATAAAGCTCCCATGGGTTGCCCCACAGAATACTTCACCCTTGCATCCCCAAATTCTCGGCTAGACAAAACGTACTCTCTTCCTACCAACAAGTTCCTTCAATGGTTAGCAAACTCACCTCCAAAAATGGAAGTAAGAATACTAATCTGAAGACCTATTGGTAAACGGTCAGTTGCAGCGGATAGATCATATCCAAACGATTTACCGGAAGACTTTACCTTCAGCATACATCTTTTAACAGATGCATACTGATCAAAAGTTCCGTCATTTGGCAGAGTTTTTAAAAACTCAAATAATCACAAATGCAAAGGTTTCAACACACATTGTGTTCAAACATCTACAAGAGCAAAAATTCTGACTTTACCGGCAGCTTCCTTCTTTAAAGAAAGTTGACCCACATTGTCCAATGCTGCACCCTCCTTTACTGGAGAGGACAACATTAGTTCAGTGAA